AAGAATTAATTAACAATTGAAAGGAGTAGTATGAAAAGACTATCAATAAATGATTTAAGCAAAATACCTTCAGTTCCAGAAGAAGTCTATGAAATAAAAGAGTGGGATGTCTCAGTCTTGATTCGTGGAATGACAAAAGGAATGCAGGTTAAGTTAGGGAAACTTCTTAACTCTGAAGGTACTGATGCTTTTGATTATCAAAAAGAACTTTTAAAAGTTTGTATTGTAGAACCAGAATTAACTGATGAAGACATTGACATGCTTTACAGCAAAGATTCGAAAATAATAGATAAAATCTTTATAAAGATAAACGCTTTAAATGGTCTCGGAGGTTCTGCAGAAGCAGATAAGTTTTGAAACTAACCTAGACAAAATCTTCACCTTTAAACTTGCTAGAGAGCTTGGCATGACTGTTGGTGAGCTTATGACTACAATGAGCTCAGAAGAATACAATCAGTGGATTGCTTTTTATAAGTATGAGACCGATATAAATAATAAAGGAATAGCTTTAGCCGATGCTGAAGCTAAGAAGAGGAAAAGATAAATGGCAATAGCAGATATCGCAATAAGAATTGTCACTAAAGGCGCTGAACTAGCCAAGAGACAAGTTGATGGATTAGGTGGCTCAGCTGGTAAATCTGGCAAGATGCTTCAGACCTTCGCTAAAGCTGGTGCTGTTGCAGGTGTTGCTATTGGTGTTGGTTTAGCCAAAGGGCTATCTCAAGCAGTACAAGAATACGCAAAGTTCAATGACAAGATGACTCAGTCTCTTGCCATTATGAGCACAACTATTGAAGAACAAAAAGCCATGGAGTCACAAGCTCTTGCCCTATCAAGAACAACAAGAATTTCAGCTGAACAATCTGCTGAAGCGTTTTTCTTTTTAGCGTCTGCAGGTTTAAACGCAAAACAATCCATAAGTGCATTGCCACAGGTTGCAAAATTTGCACAAGCAGGAATGTTTGATATGGCTCTTGCTACTGACTTAGCAACTGACTCACAGTCTGCATTGGGGCTAACAGTATCTGATGCAGAACAGAACCTAGAAAATTTAACAAGAGTTACAGACGTATTAGTCAAGGCAAACACATTAGCAAATGCTTCTGTTCAACAATTCTCTGAAGCATTAACTAACAAAGCTGGTTCAGCATTAAAGGTTGCCAACAAAGGTATTGAAGAAGGTGTTGCAGTCCTTTCAGCATTTGCAGATAGAGGTGTTAAAGGCGCTGAAGCTGGCGAAAAGTTAAACCAGTTACTCAGAGATATACCAAGAGCAACAGCTAAAAATAGTGAGGAATTCAAAAAACTTAATCTAGAAATGTTTGACTCACAAGGAAATCTTCTTAATGTTGCTGACTTAATAGATAATTTAGATGCGGTCTTAGCTCCAATGTCAGATGAATTAAAAGCAAGTACATTAGACCAGCTTGGATTAAATCGTGGTGTAGCTGATGCGGTAAAGATATTAAGTGGAGCTTCTGGAGAAATTAGGACATACCAGAAGTCATTAGAGGATGCAGGTGGAATGACCGATGAAGTTGCTAATAAGCAAATGGGCTCATTGAATGCACAGACAGACCTAATGAAACAAGCATTTAGTGAACTTGGTATAGAAATAGGTGGCAGATTAGCTCCAACTCTTATTGATTTAATGGGAGCAATTAAAGATGGCACTCAAGCATTTACGGATTTTATTAGTGGCACAGACGAAGGGATGAAAAAACTTGATGAGACAAGAAAGATACTTGAATTTTATAATGGGGGGCTTCGTAGTGTAACTGTTCAAGAGAAAAAATTAGAAGAACAAACTGCAAGACTTGGTCAAATCTATGGAGAATATGCTATATCGATAACAGAATCTAATGAAAAACAAGAGTTTCAAAACAAAATAAATAAAGATTTAGCTCAAGGTATGCACGGACTTGATGAATTATCAACACGTAGAGTTAAGAATAATGAAGACTTATCAGACTCAGTTGAAGACTTGACTAAAAGCTTAGAAGAACAACAAGCTGTTGCAGACCAGCAATTTGATGCCATCATGACAATGATTAATGCAGAAGAGTCGTACAACGATATATTTAAAGAAAATGAGAAACTTCTTAAAGAAAGAAATGATAGATTAAGCGAAAAAACAGATGCAGAAAAAGACTTAAAAACAGCTGAAGAAAATTTATCCAAAGCAACTGAAACTGCAAATCAATTAGCAAAAGATGGTACTGATATCTCTAACGAGGAAGCTTTAGCAATTGCAAGACAAAAAATAAGAAGAGATGAATTAATTGCTGTTGAAGATAAATCAGAAATTCAAAAACTTGAATTGGCAGTCGCAGAGGAAAAACTAATTGAATTAGAACAGAAAGCAACCGAGCAATCTGGAAAGTACAGAGATGCTAAGAGAGATGAAGAAAGGGCATTAGGAGATGTAAAACGAGCTCAAGATGACTTAGCTAGAGCTGTTGAAAATGCTAACAAAGCTCAAGATAACTTTAATGAAGCAACGGCAAAGACTCCAGCAAATCTTGCAGAGATAGCTTCAGCTCATAAAGACATGATGGATGCTATTGCAGATGTGAAAGCTTTTGACACTTTAAAAGATGGTATGGAAGAGTTTGTTGCGGGTACTGGGCAATCATTGGCTAATCTTTATAGCCAACTTACAGAAATAATGAATTTAACTACTAGCTCATTTTCTCCAAATGTAGGTAATGGCGGTGGCGGAAATGCACTACCAAAGAAGCCAATAATAACAACAGATACAGCTGGGCAACCAAAGAATAATGACAAAGTTTTGACAGATATTGTTGAAGGTCAAGGCGGAGCTGGTACTCCATACCTTGCTGGAATGTCTGGGAGTGTTATAAGTATTATTAATAATTATAAGATTGAACAGGCATCAGCCGACCAACAAGCTCTAAGAATTGCAGAGTTAACTGAAAGAGCAACTAGGAATGGTATTAAGAGGTTTGCATAATGTCAGCAAGTTTTGACTCAAATGTTGATATAACAGTTGAGGTTGCTTTTGATTCTGAGCCATTTGCACCTTCACAATCTTTTACTGACATTAGTGCATATATTAGATATTTTGATATTGCAAGAGGTCGGTCTAATGAGCTAGGCGAGTTTACAGCTGGTACTTTTAGTTTTTCTGTATCTAATGCAGACAATAGGTTTAATCCTAGTAACACTTCATCACCTTATTATGATTCAACTAATGCAAGAACTAAAATACAACCGCTAAAGCAAATAAAAGTCTCGGCATCTTTTGGTGGGACTACTTATGTTATATATAGAGGATTTTTGGATTCTATTCCAATTAAATTTATTGCTGAAGGAGCTGACTCAATAGTCACCTTTACAGCAATTGATGCTTTTAGGTTATTGCAGAATCAGAGTTTGGAGTCTATTGGTTGGAGAATAGGAAGAAGTGGATTTTCTGAATTTGGTCAAACAACTAGACTTGGGTATTCAGATTTGCAAGAATTATCATCAACAAGAATTTCAAGAATTTTAGATTCTATCGGATTTCCGTCTAGTCTAAGGTCTATAGAGACTGGAACAAAACAAGTTGTTAGTCAAGCTATTACCACAAATGTTTTATCTGGAATTAGGGCGTGTGAATTAGCAGAGAATGGGCAATTCTTTATTGGGAGAACTGGTAACGCAACTTTTAGAAATAGAGCTTACAAATATACAAACTCTAGCTCTACAACTTCTCAAGCTACATTTGATAACTCTGGAAGTAATCTACCATATCAAGATGTGTCATTATCCTTTGATGATAATGAAGTAATCAATTCATACTCTTGGACGAGAACTGATGGCGCAACACAATTCGTTGCTGATGCTGACTCCATAACTAGATATACAGCAATCAACTCGACTAAATCAACCATTAATATAAATGACTCAGACGTATTGTCAGTTATACAACAAAAATTATCTGAGACTTCTATTCCAATTATTAGAATTGATTCATTGCAAGTCAATCCAAGACAGAATACAAGTATTTGGCAACAGGCACTTGGTAGAGAGCTGGGTGACAGGATTACTGTTAATGTAACAAATCCAAATGGCACAACTTTTTCTGATGAACTATTTATTGAATCAATTAGACATTCAGTAAATGCTTCTGCACAGTCATGGAATTGGACAATAACTTTAAGCCCAGCGGGTACGTCCTCTTGGGTATTAGGACAAGCAAAATTAGGAGAAGGTACTCGATTTGCTTATAGTTAGTGGTATCATAGGAAAGAAAATTCAAGGAGAATAAATTATGGCTGGAGCTGGTTGGAAAAGTTTTAGTACTGGTGACTTAATCAGTGCAACTGAATTTCAAACATTTATACAAGACCAAGTAGTGCAAGTGTATGCAAATGCAACTGCAAGAGATTCCGCTTTAGGAACATCAGATGCAGAGGGTATGTTTTGCTTTTTAAAAGACAGCAACACCCTACAATATTATGACGGCTCAAACTGGGTGTCATATATTGGCGAAGGAGATATCAGCTCAGTAGTAGCAGGTACAAATATCTCTGGAGGTGGAACAACTGGTGCGGTTACAGTTAACCTAGCTATTGATGCAGGAGTTGCTTTTGCAGACCAAACAGCAAGTGCAATAATACTTAAGGATTATGCAGAAACAGATGTTGCAGTTAGTTCAGCAACAACTTTAGCAATAAATTTAGCTAATGG